GTCGTTGAAAACCAGAGATCTGTACATTGAAAGAAGAAATGTCATTAAGTGTTTCTGAAATTTTAGAGGATAGAGTTTTAAAATGTGACTCCCTCAATTCTTCGTCTTTAATAGCCGATTGGAGTTTTTCATAACCCTCTCGGAGCTCTTCTGCTTTAGATTGGGAGTCACTAATTCTATTTACTCGAAAAGACTCCTCAATATCTTGCTCACAGGTGGGACATACCGTATTTTCTGTGAAAAATTTATGTTCCTTGACAATACTTTGTATACGTTGAGACAGTTTACCTTTGATGTTACCAAACTCTCTCAATTTTTTTGAAGCATCTTCAACAGATCTCAACTCCTTTTGTAAGTATTCCAATACTTCTTCTTGTTCAAAACTCTGTTTGAAACATCTTTCAATTTCCTGGTTCAGAGTTTCAATCTTATCCATCCGTGTCTTGATATCATCCTTACTCTGACTCTCGATCTTATCGATAAAGTCTTTTTGCATATCAACCTTATCTTTCAAGTTCTCCTTCTTCAGTTCCAGAGTCTTGACCTGTTCACGAATATTACGAATCTTTCCCTTGATCACATCATTCATCGAGGAGAAGATCTTGATATCCAATAGATCTTCCACAACTTCTCTACGTGAAGAAACAGGGAGTTGCATGAACGGAACAAAAGTTGAAGAACCAAGAATCACAATCTGTGTGAATGACTTGTAATTCATCTTCAGAACATTTTGCTCCAACCACTTCTGTTGATCAATGGCTGATGCAGACTGATCCAACTCTTCATCATTACGATAGATCTTAAAGATGTTTGGTTTGATCCCACGTTGAATCTTCCAATTCACAGAGTTCACTTCAAAATCAATCTCTACAAGACAAGCCTTCTCGTTTGTAGAGTTGATCAATTGTCCTTTGTTGATCTTACGAAAAGACTTACCATACAAGACAAATGTCAATGCATCAAGAATGGTGGACTTACCAGCACCATTTGAACCAATGATGAGAGTGGTTTTCCCTTCGTTCAGATTAACTTCTGTAGGATGATTACCAGTTGATAAGAAGTTCTGCCACTTAATTTTTTTGAAAACTATCATATTCAGAATCAGGAGGGATCACAATATCGTCAGTGGTTATAATAGTGTACCTGTGATCATGCATCTCACAGGTCTTGATCATTATCTCATCTTCTACTTCTAACACATTCATCTCGGGGTAGTCAAGTTCTTCCAGTTGTAAGGCATATCTTTCTGCGTCGTCTTCTTCACAGAAGATATAAAGGACTTGTTCTCCAGACTCATCAACTACAGAGTATGCACCGTCCTTTTCTTTACCAGCAACTGTAATGATAAACATTATACGACCTCACACGCCTCTTGGTATATTTCTTTAATCAGAGACTGAATTACTGTTTTATTTAACTCAGTTTCAGATTCATCAATATAACGACTGAGGATAGACATCGTGTCTTCCGACTCATCTGCTTCAAACTCTTCGGACTCATCGAGTTGGAAGTTTTCTACAATCTTCAAATCAGCAACACCAGAAGTATAGAGTTTGTCGATAAACTTTTCAAACTTCTTTGTGTCGGTCTTCTTTCTTACGATGACCTTGACAATCTTGTTCTCATATTCAGTGGTATTAAATGTCTGATGGTCAGTGTCTTCATAGAAAATCTTGTAGAACAATCTATGGGGATTGTTTATGGGTTGA